CTTTCTACGTATTTTTAATAATTGGTTAGCTAGTTTAATATTTCTAACTTCCCTAACATCAATAGCATCTTCTAAATGTATACTTTGTTGTTGAAGAGCCATTTGAATATTATTTTCAAGCATTGCTTTTTCTTCTTCATCAGGCGCTAATTCTAAAAATATACCAAAATCATGCAAATATAAGCTAGCCATTTCTTCTAAAGTAGCTACATTAAATTTACCTAATGTTTTAATAAATGATTTTTTAGTTGGAGAATATTCTATAACATCTGATATTCTTATTGATATACATTCCGCTGTTAATAAAGTTAAATACAAACTTGACTGTAATAAATGTCTTGTAGCTGTATTAGAATTTGCAGCAGCTATTTTTTGTATACCAACTAATGCATCTTTATCAGGCATACTACCGTCTCTAGCCTCATTAAGTCCAGTTACATCGCGCATCATTTGTAAATAGTAATTATACGTTTGTATTAAACTTTGTATTTTACCGCCTTTACCACTAGTATTTAGTTCTTGAATAGGCATACTACCTCTATTCATATCGCCATCCTGGGTCATTGATCTACCAATAATAGAACCTGTTTGAAAAAACATGTTTAATGCTTCAGACGGATTATAATTAGTTCCATTACCTAAATCAATTTCAGCAAGAGCATCAGCATCTAAATAAACACCATCTGGAACCATTTTAGACATTACTTGTTGTAATTTTAAATGAGTTAATTGGATCATATCAGCAAATCCTGTAATTCTACTTACTAATGATTCTATTCTACCTTCATATATTCTAGGAGCACATATATTATAACTCATTACAGCTTTTGTAGTATCTGCTTTTGGACGAACCATATTTTTCTTAAGCTCCCATTTTAATACTTTTTCTGATCCACTACCAACTATTTTAACCCCTTCATATACTACTTCAATAACTCTTTCTACTTTTTCGTAATCTTCATTTTTTGGAGGATTAAATTTATCATCTTTTTTAAGAGCTTTTTTACCTCCTGTTGCAGTATTTTTTATTTTATAAACTTCACTCATATATGTTTTATATTCAAAATATAAAACAGTTACAGAATTATTATCATCTTGTTTTTTAGATATAGCAGAAGTATTTCTATGTAAGCTACCTGCTTTTCTATATTGATCTAATTCTTCATCAGATAATTCTGGGAATTCTTTTTTAAGTTCATTTATATATATATCTTTTACTTCACCTATATAATAAATATCATCAAAATACGGAGAATCTGTATGTGAATAAACTAAATTAGCAGGATCAACATATTCAATTTTAATTCCTTCAGATTTATTAAATGAATTTTTTACAGCACCAATACCTATTACTACTAAATCATTATTTACTCTTTTTACTAAATATTCATATTTATTTTTATCAAAAACACTATTAATAGCCTCTTCTTCTGCAATTTCAATAGATTGTTTATAATCAAGTTGCATATGAAGCTCTAATTCTTCACTAGTTTCAGGTAATTTTGATTTATCAGTTTTATAAATATCAAGCCCAAAAGTTTTTGCAACATTATCATTAAAATCTTTTGTTGCCATATCGCTAGTTATATCCTTAACATATTTTGTTCTTTCTTTTATTGCGGCAGGGTCTTGAGAATATGCTTTAATATCATATGACCTATCCGCCATACCATTAACAACAATATCTACAAATTTTGATATAATAGGAACTGGTTTCCAATCTAAATTAAGATATGATAAATCACCATTAATAGATAATTCATCTTTATATTTTTTAATAGATTGTTCTCCTCTAGCATATAATCTTAATGAATGAAAAGAGTTTTTATAAGTAGACCATCTATTTGACCCACCATTATTACTAAACCATTCGTGTTCAATAGCAGCACCAACTCTAGCACCATATTCTGCACTCATTTTCTCCGCGTCACTAACAGCTTGGCTAGGAAAAGAGGTTTTAATACCTTTTTTAATCATTTTTTTATATTATTTGAGATCTTACTCCTTGATTATCGTATTTTTTTATACCAAGATCAATTGATTTTGTTGTTCTTTCTTGAGTTGGTTTATATAGGTTTTTATTACAAGCCATTAATGCTAGACCAGAACTAATAGATGCATCATACTTTGTTCTATTATTTATATCAAATTTAGCCCAATCTTCTAGGGTTCTTTGAAAATACATATCACCAAAGTTATCACCCTTTTGACCTATATAATTTTCAATATAACTTTCTATTGCAGCGGCGTGAGCTTGCTTTATATCTTCACTTGAATTAGGTATTCCGCCAACTTCCCTTTCTGTAACTGATAATTTATTCCATGTTTTATCGGGTCTATTCATTGAAAATCCCCTATAGCCTCTTCTTTTTAAATAATACAATAATCTAGGTTTATTATTTTCGCAAAGTATTGGCATACCGTAAAAAACAATTGCCATTAAAACATCTTCAAAGAAGATCTCTGCTGTTTGAGGTCTTGCTACATATTCTAAAAAAATTCTATTTGTAGGTACATTTTCCATAGAAAATTTAGTAATACCATGTAAAGCACCATTAGAACCTAATCTATCTACTGTGCCTGATATATCATAACTATCACATCCAAAAGCGCCTATATGGTCATTCCCAGGACACTTTATTCCATTTTTAGTTATTACTTTATTTTGTAATTGTAATTCAGGTATCCAACTAACTTTAAATCTCCCATTATTATTTGGCATAAATTCTACTGAAGTATCTTTTACACCATTTTTCCATTGAAAGCTCCCCCGTGTTATAATTCCAGACATTTTAACTTCTTCGTTATAATCTATCTGTTCATATATTTTAGTTAGATTAAATAAGGATTGTTTTGTTTCATCTCTAAATGCATGTTTTTCAGTTCTTGGAAACTGCCTATAAAATTCATTTAATGAATCTTGATCATTTCTTAATCCTTCAACTTCATTATCCCAATAATCTATTACACCTATTTTAATTTCATGGTCATCTGGTCCAAGAGTTTTTGTCTTCGGAGTTTCGAATGTAGGTAATCCATACATATCAATGTATCCCTCGTAGTTCCACTCCATAGGTATGAACAAAGAATATAGTCCTGAGCTAGTCTGTCCATTGCGGTTTCTCCTGGTAACATCGGATTCATAATATAGGTTTTTAAAATTATCACCACCTTTGTCTAAAGCATTACTAGTAGATCCCATCATACATTTTCCTACTATTCTACTACCAAGTCTTAAGGTTGTTTTTGTAACTCTCCAGTTATTTAATATATTGTTAGGCCTCTCCCATTTTCCTGATTCATCATGTACTAATAGTTTTAATTTTTCACCATCATAACTATTATCACCTGTATTCTTCCAATCAATAGTTGTATCTAGCCCTTGTAATTCTTTTTCTTTTGTACCTAATTCTATTTTTCTTCTAGTTAATTTAGAAGCTGGTACTCTGTATGCTAGTTCTGTTTTAGGTCGATCCATACCATCTTGAATCGGTTTAAAAAAGAATGGGTAGTTAACCGAAATTGGTACAACCTTATCTGTAAACATTTTCTTAGCATCTGGCCCGGTTTTAGATAATATTCCATATCTAGAATCACTTACTAATGTTGCTAAATTTACAACCTCCCCTGAGGCCATAAAAGAGAATCCTGATCTACGATTTTTAAGGTAACACATTCCATAGCATCTTGTATCTGCTTTACATGCTTCCCAGAATATAAAGAATAATCTATTGGCTTCTCTAAAATCTGGTTTCCCAACATCAATCTTACTCCACTGCAAGTACATATAATGAGTCCCAGTGATATAAATAGGATTGCCTTTGCTATAAAACCAGAAACCTTCTTCGCGCCTTTTAAACTCTTCATCTATATAGCTATACCATTTTTCTTTAAATTCAATTGGATATTCTTTCCAATCAAATATAGTTTTAATTCTTTTTAGATCTTTATCTAATTCAGAAACTTCCCAATATTGTTCTTCTTTTTTATTAGATCTTTTATATATATTTTCAGGTTCTGGTAAAGCTATTTTAAGATTTTGGATCTCATATATTTCCCCTATTTTACCTGTTTTACTAATGACTATAAAATCATATTCTTTATTATACCCATACTCCCATTTTTTATACCTATTATTTCTTGCTAAAATTTTAGGTTTAATATAATCGGGTAATATTTTATATAAATTTTGTTCGTACATTATTTAGACCTCCCTTCTGCAAAACCTTTAAAAGATTTTTCTTTTTTAATCTCTTTCTTGGGTTTTTCATTTAACATATCTTTTTCTTCTTCAATACGTTTAAGTATTTCAAAAGCATCAAATATAGCTAATTTTTTAGTAGCAGCAGCATTTTTTAATCTGTCTGCAGAGATGTCATCTTCTGAATCTACAATAGGTTCTTTAGCTACTTTAATAAGTTCGTCCACAGCCACTTGCCCAGCTTGGATTATATTCAACTTCGTCTCCTTTGTATTCATATTTAATTGTAATATCATTAGTACGCATACGATATAATCTATCATTATCAATAACAAATTCGTATTCGCTGTTAGGGCTAAACCCAATTAGGTCCCCCTCGTGTATTTTAAAGTCTTTTAAGGAACTATTTCCATACTTTAATACTCCAATACCAAGACGCTCTTTGTTTTCTTTTAAAAGCTGTTTTTTATTTTCTAATATAGGCTTAACAAAACAGAAATTAAATGGAGCTTTCCATTCATTATTTTGTTTATATAAGAAAATTTGATCATAATAACAAAAATATAAATCTTCTTTAAAATAAGAAGCACTATTTTTTTCTATACCTCTTACATCATAGAATCTTCTAAAGACATTATGATGTACTATAACTTCATCGCCAACTTTAATATCTGTTTCACCTACTTTTGGTATTGATTTTACAATACCTATACGGTTAACATATTTATGATCGTCCATTGTTGTGTTTACTATAAGTTTTTTATCACCTATAGAAACCTCATTGTCGTACCTTCCGTTCTTGGGTTGTACTATAAAATTAAATAAACCTTGCATTAGTATTCTAAATTATATTCAACTGAAATAGCCATATTGGAATTAAATTTTTTCCAAGGTATAGTTTCACTTTCTTTTTCAATATATATATTATATGAATTATCTTTTTGATCAAATAATATATTAGAGATACAATGTCCTCCGTAAACCTGTTGGCCTACGGAGTAGTGCATTGCTTCGTTTTTATAGTCAGCTCCTATGCTTAATTTTCGAATTAACTTCGCCATAGGAATTAATTTAATTTATTTATCTTCTTCTACTGCTTCTTCAGCTTTCTCTTCTGTTTCCTCTTCTTCTACTTCTACTACTTCATAAGAACCATCTTCAAGATTGATATTAATTTTACCATATTCTTTTTCTAGTTCTTCAGCAGTCTCAGCTGTTTTTTGCATAACGTTAGTTAAAGCATTTAATAAATCATGTTTTTGTGCTTCTAATACACCTACATCATTAATAATTCTTGCTTTAACGCCTTGTTGAGCTCTTACTTGTTCTAATTGCTCATCTGTAATTTTCATTTCTTTTTCTTTATTTGCCATAATTTTGGATTTTTTGGTTTTTAATTTAATTTAATTATTATTTATTTTTTAAAAATACTACTTGCCTTTTCAGTTGTCCGTCCACCGAAATAGGCCAGAACGACAGCCATCATGACCTTCTCAAAAGTATCATTCCATAATGAATTAATTTGGAATGGTATACTTTCAACGCTGTCTAAAATTCCAGCTAATGAAAATATACATATACACCATACTAATACTAATGGGCGTACATTTTTCGACATCCATGAGTCAGACATAGAATCTGCCTCCCACCTGGAAGTTACAGCCTCTAGTTCTTTATTCTGTTGTTCATATATTAATTGTTGCAATTTAACTTTATCTTCTGCAGGCGCATCTGATTTTGTTATCTCTGCTATTGCTTCTTTTGGAGATGTAACACCTTGCAGTATATTCCCTAAAGTAGG